CCCCTAGGGGCACTGCTCGTCACTTGGACGAGGACCAGCTTTCGCTGGTGTTGGTATTCTCTCGAATCCAACTGGCACTAATGGTCCTCCCTTTAAAAGGAGGCCATATGGGCTATCGCGATCAAGTATATAGGTACTCGGATGTTATTTCGAGTATCTATGTGATCCCGTCTGGAGAATGTTCGATCTATCCGGCGTTCCCTTCCTCTTCTGCATCCACTAGGGTGCTTAGGAAGGCAAGAGGACGTTCGGAATCGATCTCTTCCGATGGTGTCACTGCGACACCTTACCGCGCTTGGCGCATCGATACTTCGAACGTTGGTGGCAAAGTAGCCGTCAACTATCGACACCGATGTGTCAACAAACCCCGCAATTTCACCAATTCCACACAAATGTGGGAAGGGATGAAGGGGATTGCTGACTTCTATCTCCATCATGGACTCATGAGGTTTGGCAACACGGACATTCCCGAAAGCATTCACTTTGAATGTCGAGGGTACGCTCCTGTTGTCAACCGAGTCAATAACATGATCCTAAAAGCCATCAATGATGGTTCTGTGGATTATGGGGAGACTATAGTTGGCCTAATGGGTACCGCTTACGGAATGAGCGGTAAACTATTAGCAGCTGGAAAGGCTTTACTTGCACTCAAAAGGGGAAACCCTGTGGATGCTCGTAAGTATGCCCAGCTGATGACCAAAGCGGTAATACCCAAGTCTTCAAAAGATCGAAGACGCAATTACCAAAGATATCTGAAGGACTTTAAGCGTGGGTCAAAAGCCCTTGCTGACGGTTACCTTTCAGGTCTTTTTGGTTGGGTACAGCTTTACAAAGACATCACGAATAGCCGACAAGCTATTCTAGATGCATTTGCGAAGCCTGGGTCGCACTTTTCGATAACTCGTAAGAGTTCATCGAAAGTCCCTGCAGCGGTTGTATTCCCGCTGAACCCTAGGGGAGAAGGAAGTATCGAACATGGCACACAAATCGGTGTCAAGTATCGAGTGGACGACGCTTTCTGGGTGGGCATGGCCCAACTAGGTTTGCGAAACCCCTTCCGAACTGGTTGGCAAAGTTTGCCTCTCAGTTTCCTCGTCGATTGGTTTGTTTCTATCGGCGATTTCCTAGGTGGTCTGAATGCTACTGTAGGTACTACGTTTCTAGATGGTTATAGAACCAACTGGGCCCGTGGTGACTACACGCTTACAGACTATTCAGGGTTTAGTCTTTTGTCTACGGGTAGTTTTCCGAAGACAAGGACTAAGTACTTTGGAATGGAGCGGATCCGTACGTCTCAGTTCCCTAAACCGGGGGTAACACTCAAGTTACCCTCAGTCGGCAACAAAGTCGCAATCATGGGCGCTCTATTGCGTCAGCGACTCTAACGGAGGCATTGTTATGCCCGCATTCAGTCCCATCGTCATCAATGACGGTGCTGATACTCCCGTTGCGCACACGTTTGTGCCCAACGGTAAGCCGAATGGCGTTGTTGAATACAGCGTCAAAGATGGCGTCCCTGTCGGGGATGAGACCCTGACAGTTTCCTCGAAGCACGGCACACGGGAGAAAATCTCCGTGCGTTTCAAGCTTCCCATTGTACAGTCCTCGACGGACACCAATGGGATCGTTTCTCCGATGGTCGTTCGTACCGCATACGTGCGGGCCGATTTCGATTTCTCGGAGATGTCGACTGAGGCGGAACGTAAGGATGCTGTTGCATTCCTTGCGAACCTTCTTGACCCAGCACAGACTGCAATGCAGTCCGTTCTCGTGAATCTGGAAGATGTGTACTGATGCCCGGGAAACCTCCCTACATCGGCGCACCTCTCTGGGTCCACGTGCTGTACATCTGTTTAGCAGCATCCGGCGTTGCCGGTATGAAACTCTGGGATTGGATCTCTTCAGGTCCGATCCAAGACTCTCTGCTACTTCAGATGATCTGACAATAACGTCAGAGGTCAATCTTCCTACACAAAGTGAGGAAAATCATGTCGTCAAAACGAACAAGCACGAAACCACGGAAAACCCGAGATCGTGACTTCCTTCCAACGGCCTTAGGTGACTCCTTTCTGCAAGACCTTGATCTTTTGATCAAGGGACTGTCGGAAGACGGGGGTTTTAAGGAACACTATCTGTATCAAGAATACAGAAGTAAATTCCTTGATTCCTCTGTGACCCACCCAAAGGTACGCAGGCAGGCTGCCATAGACAAGTTCATGGCAGTCGAGGAAAGAAACCGTGACACGAATCAGCGTCTCTATATTGGAGATACTGATTTCGGATGGATTACATCTGAAGAGCTTATCTTTAAGGCTCGACAGATCATCCGGGACATCATTGGCGCAAGGCCTCCCGAGGATCTATTCTCGGGGGGTTCCCATACCTTTGGTGCTTCCACTCGTGTACGGCGCAGCTCCCAAGCTGCATTTCTCAAGCACGTTGGACAAGCCCAGGGGACTTATCCTGCTTTGATGCACTGGTGTCTGGCCAAGAGTAACACTCTTGTCAGCGACCAGGAACTTGAGGTAGTTGAGTCGTCTGTGCTTTTCACAGTCCCTAAGTCCAGCGATATTGATCGGGTGGCTTGTAAAGAGCCTGAGATCAATATGTTTCTTCAACGCCAAGCGGGTTCCTTTATCCGCAAACGCTTGAAGAAGCGAGCTAAGATCAATCTGAACGATCAGTCGATCAATCAGACGTTAGCCAAACATGCTTTACAGCTTGATTTGGCGACGATCGATCTTTCCTCCGCTAGCGACTCCATTTCTAGACAGTTGGTTCTCAACCTTCTGCCCTGGGATTGGTACTCGTTATTGGACGACCTTCGTGTCCACACCACAAATGTGGATGGGACTATTCACCAACTCGAAATGTTTTCGAGTATGGGGAATGGTTTCACTTTTGAACTTGAGTCACTCCTGTTCTATGCTCTTACGAGAGCATCTGCATGGGCCTCTGGTATCAAAGGCACGATTTCTGTCTATGGAGATGATATCATCGCTCCTCGAAAACTTGCCAGAAGACTCGCAAGAGTCTTCCACTGGTTCGGCTTTAAGGTAAACCCGAAGAAGTCCAACTGGTCTGGTAAGTTCAGAGAAAGCTGTGGTCACCATTTCTACGACAGTAGGGAGGTCACCCCCTTTTATCTAAGGGGACCCATACGTAAGGTGTCAGAAGTTATCAGAATCCTAAACCGTCTCCTTGTTTGGGACGGCCGTGGATATGGTTTCTTCATTACCGAGCGAGCGGCCCTCTTCCACCAAAAGTGGAAGGGGATTATCCCACTCGCCGTACACGGAGGTCAGAATCCAGATAGGATCGACGCTCTCGTGACAGGCACACCTCCTCGGTCCAGACTAATCTGGAAACCGAAGCCGTTACTCCGCGAGGAGTATGGTGCGTACGTCTATTGGCACACCGTGAGGTGTTCTCCGATAGACGAATGGGTAGACCGAGATTCTCTCGGTCTAGACCCCACTCAGGAAGGTAGGGCTACTATAGTCCCACAATCTGAGTGGCTGGATCGCACAACCTGGACTCCGTATACTATATACGGAGCCTGCGCGTGCGACGATCCGCCCAAGTGAGG